GGTACGCCTCGGAGCTGCTGAGGCCGCCGTCCTCGCCGCGCTCGACCAGAGCACGGGCGTAGGCGTTTTGCACCACCAGCACGTCAGGCACCAGCACCAGCGTGTTGTCAGCTGCCAGCGGAGCTTGGGGCACAGTCAGCGAGAAGGGGATGGTGTACACACCGTCTGGCCGGGGGAACAGCACCACCTTGGTGTCGCCGCTGCCGTCCACGCCGTCGAAAGCGTAGTAGTTGGGCTGGCCCGAGACGGGTGCTGACAGGTTCTGAAAGCGGTTCATCTCCACGAAGGTGATGTTCTGCATCTGCGTCAGGTTGGTGACGTTCAGCACATCCTGCACTTGGAACTTCTGGCCTGCGCCAGTCAGCGAGTAGATGTAGGTGCCGGGTGTCGTGGTGACCGTGATCGTCTGGCCGAGCACGTTCCAGCCAAACGCATCCTCGACTTGGCGCTTGGCGTCATTGACAAAGCGCCCGATCAGGGTCGAGTAGGCTGTCTCAGTGCTCGTGGAGACCTGAGTCTCACGCAGCCTGACCAGCACGTCGTTGATGAGTTGGAGGTAGGTCATTGGCGTGTCAACCCTATTTGTTCAAAGGTGGCGATGATGGCAAACTCGCTGTCGGCCTCTGGCATCACCCGCAGCTCGTCGCCTTCTTCCATCACCACGTAGGCGCTGTCAAACTGCGTGTACGTCTTGCTGGCGTAGGGCACTTGCGTCAGGATGTCGGTCGATGAAGCCGCGCTGGCGTCGTACCACTGCACCGTCAGATACTTGTTGTTGGCACCTGTGTTGTGAACATACAACAGATTGAACAGCGCGTAGTATCCCGTCGGCACAGTGTATATGGCGGTGGTTACGCCAGCTGGGGGGCTGACGCCGACGGATACTGGTCTCATTTCTTGTTCCTGGCTGAGATCGCCTTGGCTTTGGCCTTGGCGTCTTCTTTGGATGATGCACCCCAAGCCTTGAGAGACAAGAGCAGCCGGGTAGGCTTACCGTCCTTCATCTCGGGTCCGGGCATATTGCCCATACGTGCTAAGAAGGAGGCCCTTCGAGGGTTGTCGCCTGATTTGACTGGGGCTTTCAACTTGCCACCAGTCTCCGCATTATAAGACGCCCGCCCCTTGGCATTCAAGCCGCCGGTCTTCGACTGGCCTTCTTTCCGGGTGTAGGCGGGGGTCTTCATTTTTTCTTCGCCTTGCCAGCTTGCGACAGCGCGATGGCGACCGCTTGCTTCTTGGACTTGACGACAGGGCCGCCCTTGCCCGAGTGCAGGTCACCGGCCTTGTACTCGCGCATGACTTTGCTGATTTTCTTTTCAGCCTTGGTTTTCATCGCTTGTTCGCCTTGTTGGTGGCACTGCGACCGCCGCGCTTGGGCATCGGACGGGGCTTTTTAGGGCTGGGCGTCTTCTTGGGCATTTTCATCTCCTTCGGTGTCTGCTGTTCGGCGTGGGCGGCCCACACGCTTGACGGGTTCTGCCGGGGCTTCTTCGACCAGCACGTAACCGCTGTGGCCGATCATTGAGTCGATGTCGTGCTTTTCAGTGAACGTGACCGTATTACCACTTTGCAAGCATTTGTACGTTGCCATTGTTTTCTTTCAAGAGAAAGGGGCCGAAGCCCCTTTCGTTTGCTTAGGCTGGGACAGCCAAGGCGAAGACCGAAGACGACTTCGCAGCGCCCACGGTGGCAGCGTTACGCAGTGCGGCCACGCCGTACAGTGTGTCGCTGGTGAACAGTGTGGCAAGGTAGTCTTGCTTGTACTGTGTCTGCGAACGGATGCCGATCTGCTCGACCAACACCATCGAGTCACGGTGACCCATCAAGCACACACGAGCGCCAGCGGAGCCGGAGGTTGTGTCAGCGTTGCTGGTTGTGAACACGGGGATGCCGTACAGGTTGCCGATCTCACCGTTGCGGATGGTGTTGCTGTTGCCTGCATCACCCACAAAAGCCTGCTCGGTGTAACGAGCCAAGCCCATCAGCGTGTTACGGCTGGATGGAGGGATGATGAAGAAACGCTGGTCCATCGGGGTGTCGTTGTCGTCCAGGCGCTGGATGGTGCGACGGATGGCCGCATCAGTCAAAGCAGACTGGTTGTTGCTACCGGCCACGTAGGCGGTCGTGCCGTCGCCGCCGATGAAGGCGTTGGCGTACACGTTGGTGCCAGCGCCGCCGTTGCTCGAACGACCCAACTGGATCAGGTCGGTGTCAACAGCACGGGCCAAAGCGTAACCGGCGTCCGAGGTGTAGAACTGACGCAGCGAGGCCAAAGCCTGGGCTTCGGTGATGTCCTCGATGAATCGGCTGTACTCGAAGTGACGGTTGATGTTCACCACGACTTCGGACTCGGTGTCAGCGATCAAGGTGACAGCTGTGGACGAGGCCTTGAGCGAGGCGTTGCCGCGAGTAGGTGCAGGGATGTGAACTGCATCGCCTTTTTTGCCCTTGAAGTTCATCTTCATGACCAAATTGGCCATGACGAGGTTCTTCTTATAGGCAGCGATGATTTCATCACTCCAAATCTCAGGGATGAACGTCGCCGCAGTGGTGTTCGTTACTTGGGGGGTTGGGTATGCCATGTTAATTCTCCAAAATCAAAAAGTTAGGTCAGCGGACCCGGCCTTCAGAATACGCCGTCAGAATTTCATCGTTCAGCGCCTCATAGCGGGCTGGGTCTGTCATTTTCAACCGGATCAGGTCTGCCCTGCGATAGACCTTCTTGGAACTCTCGCCACTTCCACCTACGTCAACCTGTGCGGCCTTCATGCTCTTGGCCCGAGTAGCGTCTGCCGCTTTCTCGGACTGTTGGGCCTTGATGCCGCGCAGCTCCTTGTAGGTGGACAGCAGTTCGTTCGCTGAATCGTAGTCAAACTCACCATCGGCTTTGGCGTAGAGGCTCACTCGAACGGGCGAAGATTTCACCCACTCTTGGAAGCCAGAATCGTTGACGACTTGGGAGAAGTCAGGGTGATCCTGCGCCAGCCTTTGCTGAATCTGCATCCGTTTGAACTCAAGTCCGGCTTGCCGGGCTGCGAGCACGTCGGGGTGCTTGTCGATTGTCGCTTGAACCGCCTTTTGCGGGTTCTCAAAAAAATCTACATCCGGTTCGTCTTGTGTCTGTTGCTGCTGCTTCGCGCCGAGGTTCTGCTTGAGCAACTCGTCAGCCAGCTTACGGACTTCACCGACCTCTTGGGCCTGTTTGCCAATCAGCCTTTCAGCCTCTTGGTGCATCCGTACGACCTCCTCCAAACTTTTCGCCCGGTATTTCTCCGGAAGCTCAGGGACTTCGGGTTTCGCTTCTTCTGCTTCGAGTTCGCCTAGCGGCTCACGTTCTTCATCAATCAACATACTGGTTCCTGCCTTTTGGGTTGTAGGAAAATCAACGCGGCGGTATTGCTTATGCGTTGGCTTTGCGCTCGGCGGCTAACTTGTCGCGGTGCTTTTGGTCAAATTTCAGCCATGAAGACGGAAAACTGCCCGACCACCCCTCCAAGTTAAACGCCGGAGCGCTCATGACACGGTGGGCTGTGCCCCCGCATCCACACGGCACCTCAGCGGTCTCATACACCACCAAGGCCTCCGTGCGCTGCCCGCAAGCGCAGGCAAATTCAAACATTCTTCTCATTCAATTCCTCATACGCCTGTTCGCTGACCCCTTTCAGGGTTTTCAGCCAGATCAATATCGAAATCTCACCTTTGCGAAATTGTAGACTTTTTTCATCCGCAATGGTAGAGACGTTGTTCATCGCCGCCAGCATGGTGTCAACGTCATCCATCAGGTCGCGCCAGCCTGGGCGTGAGAACATGTCAAACCTGTCCTCGTAATACTTTTGCAAGTCATGCTGCATCTTCGGTTCCAATCTTTTGAGCTGCCGCGCTGACCACACGTCGACCGGCAATGCCCCCCAGTGTACCTACGCCCATGAAGGCGATGGCCTTCAGAATCTCCAGAAACACTGCGTCGATGGGGGCTAGAGCATCATCCTGTGGCTCAAAAGCAACAGCGTAGAGGATGCCCATCGCAATCGTGAACACCATGATGGTAATGGCCCGGACCACAAAGGCCCAAGTCCGCACCTCGATCTGCTCGGGTGTCATGCCGATCTTGCCGAGCATACGTGCCTTTCAGTTCCGGTTTTTGATCTGGTCCACCACCCACAGGCCAATGGCCATGAGGGTGCTGAACAGGATGGTTATGAA